ATATGTATGCTGCATGGGCACGTGACCACGGTATAGAAGGATTTGAACAATGGGATCCAAAGAACCGTGAGAAGGCTCGACAGCGTGGTGTCAAACTTTTTAATAAACGTAATGAGAATAGAGACTATGGACAAACTCGTAAAAAAGGTTAAAAAGATGGAACTTGGAAATCCAGTTATCACTACACTTGTAGGACTCGTTGTGTTCTACATCGGTCTTAAAATGTTTTCTGGTGGCATGAAGTCAATGGGAAATATCGAACATTTAGCTTACTTCACTCATAACGTCGCATGGATGTTTTTGGGTGGAATTATCATGACACTGTTGTGGCAGTCATCTTCTCTGTCGACGACGGCAATTATTGCTCTTGTCGCATCAGGAGCGGTACCATTACCAGCTGCGATAGCCGCAGTTTTAGGAGCCAATATCGGAACGACAGGAACGATATGGATAGCAGGTTTACTTGTCTCGGACGGTATGCCAAAGGGTGATACATTGCGAATAGCGATGGCTCATACTGGTGTAAATCTCTTGATGGCGTTATCGCTTCTGCCTTTTGTGCATCACATAGGTAGGTTTCTTGCAAAATTCTAGTAGTAAGTACATTGAAAAAGGGCGGCTTCGGTCGCCTTTTTTTATTTACAAAAGCGTATAAATAGGTTATTATAACAGTAGGATAAAATATGCTGAGCTTTAGGAGACATCTGATGGAAAATACAACTGCAATTTCTGCAGCAAAAGACATTGCATCTGCTGTTTCAGGCTTTGATATTGAAGATACGAATGTAAAAAAAGAAACTGGAAAAACTATAACTCTTACTCAAACATTACCAGATAATAAAAGACGTCAATACGTTCAGGCTGTAAATAAATTTTTGTCGACAAATGATAAATTCGAATTTAAAGAGATCACATCAAACAGAGCTACAAAAGATTTTAAATTTAGTATTCCTAGTTTTGATAAAGATATTGTTGTGCAAACAAAGCCAAATGGAAAACGCGGTAAAACAGATCCTAACGAATTATTAACCGCTGGCCTTGCATGTATGAAATTGCCTCGTGCTCTTCCCAATGATATAGTTGAGCTTGACGAGTTAGTAGATCAAGTTAAGAAAATCATACCACAAACAGTTAAAGATTATGATAAAAAAGAATTTGATGCGATTGATGGAGACTATTCAAATTTCTGTCAGGCATTTTCAGCTGCCGTAGGTTTCCAAAAATACTGTGGAGGCATTGGTCAAAAGGCCTATGTAACAGGTAGAACATGGAATAGAGATATTCAAAAATTTAAAAGAAATGCCTATGGCATGAAAGATTTCAATTCATCTGACATTGTGATTAAAAAAGGTACTCAGTTTTACGGTGTTTCTCTAAAAAAGAAAGATAGAAGTACCTCTGCAGATCCTACGCTTTTAAACAAATCAGTATCAGGGTTATTTGATTCAAAAGAGATAGTAAATAAGTACAACATTACACTAAGAGATTTTATGGTCAATAAGGTCGTTAAGACCGCTGAATCACAAGGATTATTACCAACAGGTTCTTTCAAAACCGCTAGTAGCGATAGATCAACTAGTGGAAAATCAAAATGGAAAGGAATGGTTGCAGGCCTTCCCAATAAATTTTTTAATGATCAGCTGAAAGGACGTGATAGTATATTTGGTAGAATAGGTGACATGTTTGAAAAAGAACAGGATACTATCGCACAGAAAATAATGCAACTAGTTTTAAAGACAGATTTAAAAGAACTAGAAAACTTTAACTTTAATTTTGTTTTGATAACAGGCGTTGGTAGATATTTAAAAGCTGGGCCTGTAGTTGAAAAAGCTGATGTCATACCAGTTGACACAGTTTCAATAAAAGTAGCAGAACTTCTCAAGAAGGGAAAGCCAAAGATAAAAGTAGATAGACAGTCTTTTACTGGAAGTGCTGCGGTTTTAGGAATGCAACTATTTATCGGTAACATGCCAGCAATAGATATTGCAATGAGATACAAGGGTTCTGCATCTTGGACATCACAACCATCAGTCACAGCTTTTTTAACTCAAAAGTTTAAATCATTTCTAAAGGATGTGTAAGATGAGATTTCAAGAATATATAACAGAGCAACAAAATACTCATATGACTCATATTGAAGATAAAGTTCTTTATGGTGGCGTCAATGGAACAAGACAAGCGATAATGGCGTTAAGATCATTACGCGACATGCTAGGAGGTGTGAAAGATGGTAGTGTATCTGTTAAATGGGATGGCGCTCCTGCTATCTTTGCTGGCACTGATCCTCGTGATGGTCGATTCTTCGTGGCGAAAAAAGGGATCTTTAACAAATCTCCCAAAGTATACAAGAGCGATGCTGACGTTGACGCTGACGCTAGTGGCGATCTCGCTGTTAAGCTTAAACTCGCTCTTAAACATTTACCTTCATTAGGAATTAAAGGAGTAATACAAGGTGATTTTCTGTTTTCTTCGGACGATATCAAGACTCAAAAGATTAAAGGAGAGTCGTACGTTACCTTTCACCCAAATACGATATTGTATGCTGTCCCAGCAAATACTGAGATGGCCAAACAAATCAAGTCATCAAAGATCGGAATCGTGTGGCACACCACATATACAGGAAATTCGTTCGAGAAGATGCGAGCATCTTATGGAGTAAACGTAAGTAAACTTACAAAGTCTCGTAATGTATTTGTTCAAGATGCAATGCTTCGTGATATGACAACAGCAACCATGTCAAAGAGAGAAACAGATGAAGTTAATGCACATCTTACTACCGCTGGTAGATTGTTTAATCAAATTAGTGGAACTACTCTCCGTCAGCTTCAAGAAAATAGAGCTTTGGCGCAACTCATTGAGCAGTTCAATAATACATACGTACGAAAAGGCCAAGTCGTTACTGATTCAAAAGGTCATGCACGTAAACTCGTTAATTGGATCAGCCAAAAATATCGTGCAGAAATTGACAAACGTAAAACAGATAAAGGCAAAGCTGTTCAACAAAAAAAGCTAGACGATATCTTAGAATTTTTCTCTAAGAGTAATATGAAGTCTATAGAAAAGATGTTTGAGCTGCAGAAAGTTATAGTTCTCGCAAAACTTAAACTTATAAATATACTTAACAAGATCGGAAACTTTAAAACGTTTTTGAAAACAAAGAAAGGCTATCGTACAACAGACCAAGAAGGCTTTGTTGCAATAGATAAACTTGGTGGTGATGCAGTGAAAATTGTTGATCGTATGGAATTCTCATACGCCAACTTTTCACCAGATGTATTAAAAGGATGGGATAAACCGGGGAGACGTTAATGGCACTGACCATGACCCAAAGAAGGGCTCGTCAGAGACTCTTCAAAAGAATTAAAAGCAGAATCAAGCTTGGTCGAGCAAGAGCTCGACGTAAAATGGCAACTCCTACAAAACTTGCAGGTCGCGCAAGAAAACAAGCTCGTAATGCAATCTTCCTTAAAATCTCAAAAGGTGTTAAAAAAGGCGATATGCCTTTTGCTCGTCGTCAAGAACTTGAAAAGCGTATGGAAAAACCAGCGATTAAAAAACGCGTGGCCATGCTCGCCAAACGCATGCTAAAAGACGTACGTAAAAAAGAAATCATGAGGAAAAAAGGTTGATTAATTCTTTTAAGAACTTTCTTGTAGAGGAAGAAAAGACCGTATATTTTACCTTTGGTAGGATGAACCCACCAACCATTGGTCATGAAAAACTTTTGAAGAAACTAGCTCAAAAAGCCGGTAGTAATCCTTATCGTATCTTTTTATCACCATCAGCTGGTGACGAAAAAAATCCAATAGACTACAAAACAAAAGTTAAGTTTGCTCGTAAAGCTTTTCCTAAATACGCAAGATCTATCGTGATGAGTCCAAATGCTCGTAGTATCATGGAAGTTGCCACTGCAATATACAATGAAGGATTTAAAAATGTAGTTATGGTTGTTGGTTCTGATAGAGTCAATGAGTTTACAGCTCGTTTGAATGCAGTAAACGGTAAAAAAGGCAGACATGGATTTTATAATTTTAAGAAAATTACTATTGAAAGCGCTGGTGAACGTGATCCTGAATCTGATAAAGTAAAAGGTATGTCAGGAACAAAGATGCGCAAGGCGGCAACTGATGGCAACTTTACAAGATTTGCTCAAGGTTTGCCAAAAGGCTTGAACAATGCGGATGCTAAGAGTGTGTTTAACGCTGTTCGTAAAGGTTTAGGTTTAAAAGAAGAAAAAGAATTTAAGAATCGCATACAGCTCGAGCCAGTATCAGAAAAGAGAGAAGACTATGTCAAAGGTAATCTATATAGCGTTGGCGATAGTGTTGTTATACGGGATACTGGTGAACTTTGCAATATTTCCCATCTTGGCACTAATTACGTTATAGTCGAATCAGAAGGTAAACAATTTAGAAAATGGTTAGATGACGTTGAAAAGCTTGAAGAACAAAAGCCGTATTACAAAGGCTTATCAAAATCTACAGCTGATAAACGTAGATCTCATTTTAATAAACACGGTAAGATGGACGATGATAATCCAAGAGCTTACAAGCCCGCGCCAGGTGACGCGCGCGCGAAGACAAAACCTTCAGTACATACTAAAAAGTTTAAACAAATGTTTGGTGATGATGTAGATTTAGCGAAGAAAAGAATCGATCGAGAAAAAGCCGCTGATAAAATCAAGCACGATCGCATGATGGATAGAGCCCGAATGGCTGCCACACGTAAAAAGAATAGGGAAACAAAATGATTAAGTTTAGCCAATACGTAACGGAAGATACGACTGCCGCTCTCAAAAAGAAGGCAGAAAAATCAGGCATGCCTATGGGTATTCTTCGAAAAGTGTTTAATCGAGGAGTCGCTGCCTGGAGAACAGGTCACAGACCAGGAACTACACCAACACAGTGGGGATTAGCAAGAGTTAACTCATTTGTAACCAAGTCATCAGGTACTTGGGGTAAAGCCGATAAAGATCTTGCAGCAAGGGTAAGAGGATCAAAATGAAAACCTTCAAAGAAATTAGAACAAGTCTTGATCTGCATGAAAATGTAAGACCAAATGACGTTCTAGTTAAAAAGATGAAAGATAGACATGATCCAAGTCAACAATATGCTACTATAATGTTTGAACCTAAATCTGTACTTCGTTCACTTAAAAAGATGGTTTCTCCTGAGGCTAAGAAAGCTTTAGCTGGTGCATATTGGGATGGCACCGCTGTTGTTCATAATAAAACCGATGAAAC